CTGTTATAATTGTTTTCATAAGGAAAGATCCCTCCGATTTTTGTTTGTTATGGTAAACAACATTATATCAGAGGTCTTTCCTTTTTTCATATTTACTTGTCACAAATGTATTGTCTCATATCAAATTCAATTTCCATTTTATATTATCCAATAATCAGGTGCTGATTATATATGTTGCAATTACAGTATTTGTTTACATTTTTTATATTAAAGTCATATTGTTGCCTTATTTAAGAATTATCTTTTTATGATATTCAATGGCAAAACATCTATATGTATAAAGGAAAATATGCTGTATGCTTTTGTCAAACATTCCATCCTCGATAGGTTGAAATACCGTCTTATCGTGATATCCACAAAATCCTGTAAAAACAGTTGCTTCTTTTCTACCGTACACAGTCATTGGCGCAAATGGATTGTCCGATTTTGGACAAGGCATATACACTATACCATTAGAAGATAAACGCTTGATTATTTTATTGTTTTGGATTGAATGTGCCCCGATTATTTTTTCAGAGCATTCGTCTGATTTAGGATGTAGACATCTTTTAATTCTCGATTCTTTTCGCACTTTTTTATAGGTTTCTAGAAGATTAAGTGGATTAGAATAGTAAACATCATCAGCTTTTCCAAGACAACATTTTTTATATTTTTTGCCGCTACCACATGGACAAGGATCATTTCTTCCTATTCTCATTATTTTTCACCTTCATTCGCAAATAGTACTAAACAAACCGTCGTGTCTTTCAACAGATTCTGAACTCCAGTTATCCTAGTGTCTATAATAACATCTGTACTCAAAAATCTATATTTCCTCACAACTGGTTATTTGCTCAGGCGGAATATCTATTTCGTCTTTTATATATAAGAACACTTCAGAAATCAAATTATTATTAGCTCGATCAATCGCACGGCTTACCATCCACCGTTTTATATGTACAATTTCCTCATCTGTCAGTTCTTCTTGAGTATCATTTAAGTCAAAATTGAACCGATGGATTTGATCTATCGTTGCGTAAAAATTCACTTTATAGCCTTTACTACGTTTAGCCCATTCTTCCTCCATCTTTTTCAAATCCGGAAAAGCAGCGGAAAGTTTCATCAAAAATTCTGGTCTTTCATGAATATTTGTTCCATAGGAAAAAATATCATCATTCATCATAAATCCATTAACGCAATAGTCGTAATAAACTCGATGTGCAATCGGCTTGAGATATTTCTCCGGAGACATTGAATAATCATTATTCCTATACCAATCATAATCCACATTGTACTCTTTACCTTTATAGAACAATAAACGTCTTTCCACATCAAAAAATACGCCATTGGATTTTAGCATTCTGCTTAATAGAGTATCCCCAGATAAAACCTTTTGGAGATTCTTTAAGCCTTGACTATGAATTTCTCCGCATTCATCTAAAGACCCTATAACATGAAATCCCCATATTCTAATAGTATCCATATTGATGTTATTTACCTTTGCTGCATTGCGATCCCAAAATTTTTCAAACTCATTATTACTATTGATAATAAGCTCTTCAATATATTCTTCTCCAGACATATTAAAGAAAGTAAGTAAAAAATCATACGCTCTATCAGGTGTTCTCAAGTCAAAATCATACATTTAACTACCTACCTTCTATAATCATAGCTTTGGTTTTGGCAACTTAATATTAGTGTTACCACCAAGAATGCTTGCGCCTATACCAACAACTGTAAAGACTGCCAATGTGCCTAACGAAATCATTCTCCAGTTAAATCCTTTGTTTTCTGTATCCTTACTTTCGGCCATTTTTGCAATTTCCATCATTTTTTCGATGTAATATTTTTTCTCCTCGAAAGGCAAGTCACCCTTCGCCAAACAAGTCTTTAAGGCATCAATGACTTCATTGTATATGTCATAGCACTGCTTGCTACTCGCTGAATTTCCATCCAGTGTTTTTTCCATGACACTTCTATAATCTTTCAGCACTTCCAAAGCCATTTTTGCAAACTCTGGGAATTGCTCTAACGCTTTCTTTGCAACTTCTGGCTCCATATTCTGCAGCATGGATGCAAAAGTCATAATTTTATCTTTTGTAATATACCGAAAATCCGGAATATTCAATTGTTGTAAAACTTCTCGTTCTGTTAATTGATTACTCATTATGTAATCCCCCTATCTTATTAAAGCATAAATTTGCTCCCTTAATCACAAAAACTCGATTTGTATTTCATTAGCGTATCTTCAACCTCATGCCAGATAGTTACCGTTTCACCGTCATCCTCAAATACTTTACCGTGACTTTTAGGTCCATCCAACTTCATCTGTGAGTAATTATTCTTGAAAGTTGGCACGTACAGTTCCGGGTTGTTTTCTTCACTGCATAAGCGTTCCATCATATCTATGGTAGCACGACCTGTGGCGGCAACCGCCTTAAAATAAGCACGGATGATCTTGTGGTTATATTGATTCGACTTTATAGCCCATACTGGGATTCGTTGATTTGCTTTTCCGTAAAAATCCCTGTTTGTATCTTCATTCTGTCTTGCTATTGTTTTTGGGTTATAGGCTTGTGATGCTTTTTCAAAGGTTTTTGCAATATACCAACGCATACAGCTTTCCACTGCAACATCTTGTATTTCATTTGTTAAATTCAATGCGATGCAGAATTTCTCATACACATCTGCATCCACTGTAAAGGTCACGCTCTTATTCACCGTCTACACCTCCACTATTTACTCTATTACAAATTATACCACTAATTTGTAAATACTAATAAACTAATTTGTATTGACTCATTAAAAAACACCCTGCATTTCAGCAAGGTGTTAGATTCTAATAACTATTTCTATTCAATTTTCAATGTCTATACTAATGCCTGACTTAAATTCCACTTCAACCCTGCCATCGTGAATCGTAACTTTTTCAATAAGCCTCCTTACTAACTGTTCATCATATTCCTCTAACTCGCAGGATTGCTCATTAAAGAAATCAGTCATTTCAGCTATTCGTTGCCTTTTCCCTTCTCGCTCTGCATTCTCTACAAGTGCATTTTGCTTTAACTCCCGAAGTCGATAAATTTCATCAGCCACATCTTCATAGTCATTCTTGGATTTTGCTTGTATAAGGAGCTGTTGTTGTAACTCTTCCAATTTTCTATCAATATCATCGGTGGCATTATCATTTTTTTCATTAAGTACGGTAGCTATGTTTTTCTGCAAGGTTGAGAGGAAAGGCTCTTTGTTAGCCAAAAGTTCGTTAATAGCCCTGACCACTGCTGTCTGTAATGTCTCCTCGTTTATGGTAGGGGCCGTACATTCAGATCCTTTTTCCTCTAAACGGCTGACGCATCTCCAAACAATAGACTTGTAACCTCGGTTATTCCAGTGTACTCGTCGGTAAATATCACCGCATTGCCCGCAGTAAACAATACTCGATAAGGCATATTTACTACTATAGACTCGCTTTTTACCGCCCTTACCGCCTCGGAGATTCGCTCTTCGAACCATCTCTTCTTGAACCTGCATAAAAAGGTCACGGGGAATGATAGGTTCATGGCTGTTTTCCACATAATACTGGGGAACAATACCATTATTCTTGACACGCTTTTTGGAAAGGAAGTCAACCGTATAGGTCTTTTGCAAGAGTGCATCCCCGATGTATTTTTCATTCTGCAGTATCTTTTTCAGTGTTTCAGGTCTCCATTTTGCTTTGCCTGCCGCTGTTAGAACACCGTCTGCTTCCAGTCCTCTTGCTATTTGTAAAAGGCTCGCACCCTCAAGGTACTCCCTGTAAATCCGTTTAACAACCTCAGCACCCTCTGGGTCAATCACCAATTGCTTATTTTCATCTTTGGTGTATCCAAGGAAACGCTTGTGGTTGACCTGAACTTCACCTTGCTGATAGCGATACTGAATACCCAGCTTAACGTTTTGGCTTAAGGACTGGCTTTCCTGTTGGGCAAGGGATGCCATAATGGTCAGCAGGACTTCACCCTTAGAATCCATGGTGTTTATATTCTCTTTTTCAAAGAACACAGCGATGTTTTTATCCTTTAACTGACGGATGTATTTAAGGCAGTCCAACGTGTTTCTGGCAAATCGGCTTATGGATTTTGTGATGATCATGTCAATATTGCCTGCCATGCACTCTTCAATCATGCGGTTGAATTCATCACGCTTTTTGGTATTTGTACCTGTGATACCGTCATCCGCAAAAATCCCTGCCAATTCCCATTCCTTGTTCTTCTTAATATAATTTGTATAATGCTCAATCTGAATGTCATAGCTCGAAGCCTGCTCCTCACTATCCGTTGAAACACGGCAGTAAGCAGCCACTCGAATTTTGGGTTTGCTTTCACTATTTTTATTATTTCCGACTCGTTTAATTGCTGGAATCACTGTTACATTCCTACTTACCGCCACTGGTTACACCTCACTTTCTATCAAACTGTAAGCATATTCTGCCTGCTTGTATGGGTCTTCATATTTTTGCACCAGAGACTTTGCTTTGAACTTTACAGGATAATCCGTTTTTGGTTCATCTTTAGGCTCCCATATCCTTCCTAGCTTTTCTGCTCGTTTTCGTCTTTCTACTCTGGCTTTTTCAAAGGTCTCCTCATCAATAATTGGAGGGTAGAATTCATCGCCAAGGTAGTGCTTATTCTGCAACATCTTACTTACTGTGGCATGGTAGCAGTCTATCCCAGCTTTTTTAGCAGCACCCTTCAAAGAAAGTCCTGCCAAGTATCCTGAAAATAATTCTTTTACCCGCTCCGATGCTATTTCATCCACAACAGCCTTACCGTTTTCAATTCTATATCCATAGGGTATGTGACCCATCTAATTCACCAACCTTTCCTTCAATGTGATTCCGCATTTTAATTCAAATCCAACTATCTCTCGTGAATAAACAATAATCTTCTCTGCGTAATTTTCAAACAGCTCATCCTCATAGGTTTTGAGCATTTTGGACTTAGTGGTAAACTTAAGCAGACGGTCAACCTCGTCTACTTTTGCAAAATTGCCATTGATGGAACGAGTAAGTTGATCCTTTTCAGCAAGAAGTCTTTCTCTTTCTGCTTCCAGTGAAATCTTTTCTTTATTAAACAGAGCAGGTTCCAGATATCCTTTGGCCAGTAAACCTGTCAGCATCTGGCTCTGCTCCATGTTGTTTTCAATCTTAGTTTCCAACTCTTCAATTCTGAGAAAACTCGCTGCACTATTCTGGTTACGTAACCCATCCAAAAGTGGTTTTAATATGAACTTCTGACCGAAAATGAGTTTATTCATCATCGTAACAAATGCCGTCTTTATATCATCATCTCGAATGAACTGCATAGAACATTCCGTTATCTGGCTTATATGCTTGCTACAGCACCAAGCAATGTATTTTCTTGTTCCAGACGAATGAATCCGTCTTTTAAAGGTACTGCCACATTCCGAGCAGATAATTTTGCTGGAGAAAGAATATCGGTTTTGATATTTGTTATTGCGCTTTTCGATGCCTTTTTCCTTTGCTCTCTGAGTGAGAATGGCATCCACAGCTTCAAAATCTTCATGGCTGATAATTGCCTCATGGTGGTTTTCTACTAGATACATATTTTTCTCACCATAATTGGTGTGCCTGTTAAAATGGCGGTCAGTATAGGTCTTTTGCAAAATAACATCGCCAGTATATTTTTCATTGGTCAGAATCCCTCGAATGGTAGTAGCCGTCCAACGACCACCTCTTTTTGATGGAATACCCTTTTGATTAAGATCATCTGCAATTTTCTGTGTACCTTTTCCCGATAATACCTCTGCAAAAATATACTTCACAACTTCAGCCTGCTTAGGGTTTATCACCATTTGACCATCAATGTTGTCATAACCATATGGTGGATATGAAATCTTAAAAGTTCCGTTCTGAAATCGTCTTTGAATTGCCCACTTAGTATTTTCCGAAATGGAAATTGACTCACTTTCTGCAAGCCCGCTTAATATAGAAAGCATCAACTCACTTTCCATTGACCCCGTATTGATATTTTCCTTCTCAAAATAGATATGAACCCCAAGGTCAATCAGTTTGCGAACCATCTCCAAGCAGTCTGTAGTATTTCTCGCAAATCGGCTGATGGACTTTGTAATAATTAAGTCAATCTTCCCAGTTTCACAGTCTGATAACATTTTAAGAAGACCAGAGCGATTTTCCTTTTTCGTACCGCTGATTCCCTCGTCATAATATAAGCCTGCATATTCCCATTCTGGATTTGCCTTTATGTAGGACTCATAATGAGCCTTTTGTGCTTGCAAGCTGACTAGCTGTTCATTACTATCTGTTGAAACTCGGCAGTAGGCAACCACTCGTGTTTTTGGCTTAAGAAAAGAGTTGGCTAGATTTCCTTCTATTTTTGTTATCTTTTTCATCCTCTCACCTCCTTCTTGGTAGGTCACATATTACCTCTGAAACCCTTATATATCAACGATTTCAGGGCATTATCTGTGCTAACATAGGTGAGAAAGTTTCGCGGTTTAATAGCATAATTTTGTTGAACTCTTCCTTTGAAATAAGACCCTTATCAAGCATTTGATGTAATAGCTTTTCCGCCCTATAATAATCAAATTCTCTTTGAAGAGCCTCGGCACTTAGATATTTCCTTTTTGGATTTAATAGTAGATCCTGTTTATCTGTAATTTTAGTAATCTGCATATAGGTAACCTCCATTTCTACAGGTAGACCCCTGCACCTATATGCAAAAATCCCTAATGATTCGAACCCCTAAAGGTCAAAAAAAAAATGACCCGAAGAGCTATTACACTCCTCAGGTCATAGGTAAAAGTGTTAATCATACTTTATAAACGCATCCGTAAAGCCAGCCTTTTTCGCTTTGGCAAGCTGGGCCTCTGCATTGGCTTTGACGGAATAAGCACCGATTTGAACGCGGTAGTATTTCTTTTTCTCTGATTCTGCAGGTTTAGCTCCTTCACTTAGAAGTTTTTTCACATCTGCACGAAATGTGTCCATGCTCTTCCCATGCTTCGGAAACCAGTTTTTCGGATCCCCATGATTACTTGCGATCCCTCTTTGGTAGCCTTCATAATGGCCAATGATATCTTTTTCAGTTAAGTTGTAGAGTTTGCAAAGGTACACACAAAGCTCTACCGCTTCCTTATAAACCGCATTAAAATACGTGGCATCGGTCAATCCGTCCTCGCATATTTCAAAGCCAATATGTGTATCATTTGCACTTCCTCCAGCATGCCACCCTCGATGGTCCCATGGCAGAGTTTGATAAGTGGCAATTGAACCATTCTTAAGCTTTCCAATGAAAGCATGGACGCAAACCTGTCTTCCGTCAGGTCTATCCTGATTCCAGTGATTATTGTACTGATTTACACCTAATAGACCATCATCCGGTCCAACGTATCTACGAAGATAAGGATTGTTGGCACCGGTGCTATGAACCATGATACCTTTCGGTGTAATCTTTTTTCCTGCCTTATAACATGCATTTTCAGTCAGAATAAGTTTTCTTAGATTCATTGTTCCTTACCTCCTTTATTATGCAACTGAACAAGAATATCTTTTAATTTTTCTGGTATTGGTAGTCCTAGCCGGCCAGCATTTTCTAGCATAGATACTCCTTCATTGGAGCAATAGAAAAAGATAATGGCAGTCCGGAGCACACTTCCATCTCCGATCAGGTTCGTATCAATCAAATGTCCAATTCCAACTAGAATAAAAATGAGCACTTTTTTAAAGATGCCCTTAAACCCTATTTCACTTGATAGCTTCTTTTCAACAATGGCACACATGACACCGGTGATATAATCAGCCACCATTAATGCCACTAATGCATATAAAAATCCATCAAAACCTCCTAAAAACCATCCCAAGAGTCCGCCAAGTACAGTAAATGCAGTTTGTATCCAACTCCAAATTTCCTTCATTATTTTTACCTCCTTCATGATTGGTGCATATATAAAAAGAGTGTCTGCATTATCGCAAACACTCTTGGTTCAGTGTGTTAATTATATTTGTTTAGGTAAGGCTTCCCATAACCTCATATCCTCCTGTCCCAGAGACCATATCGCAATCCCCCTAAGCTTCCATCGATACGCTGCCTCATTTGCCCAATAGACTAGGCTATCCACGTCTTGGTAGTAAAGAATTGAGAAGCCATCAGCATCCCCGAGAAATAGGCGTGAAATCCATACATTAATGTCCTTAGGCACAATCTTTACTGAATAGTCATTTCCACAGACCAATGATAAAAGCTCTGAGTGAAAAAAATCATAATCCATGGAAATATCCTGACTTCTTGTTGAAGCTTCCTCCACATCACTGTTAACTGTAAAAACCTGAAACTCACTATCCCATGTAACACCAGTTCTTTCTAGTCTCCCATACTCCGTTCTAGTTCCATCTGGGAAGATTACATCAAATCTTTCATAAGGTTCATAAGTCCAGGCATCTCCTAATCTTATTAATTCACATAGAATACGTCCATCAGATTGAACTCCGGCATAACCACCTGAATAACCATCAAGATTCGCTGTGAATCGCAAAACACTACTTGCTCCAGAATAAACCCTTACAGAATTATTACGTATCCTCATTTCAATGGTGTACATTCTTGGATTTGAGCGAAGATCTGATGATGGAGTTTTAGAAATTTCGGTTGCATAGCTTCCGATTAGAGCAGAACCATTATATAGTTCAATACGCTGTGAATTAATATTTAAACAGCAAAAGATTTCTCCACAAAAAACGCCAGCTCGACCACTTCCATCTGAAGGAAAAGCTAATCTCGCTCTTAAATGAACATCTGAGAAACCATTATATTTCCACGCCAACCTCCCATGTCCATCAAGCTGTGAATAAGGGCGAGTAGCTGGATCATTCTTGTTCTGCCACACCTCCCACTCTCCGCTTAATGTTGTCCAATAGCTGGATGGTAGTGGATTTTCATCTCGAAAGTCCTCATACCAAATTAGTGCTGAATCAGGCTTTCTACGAAGTACTTCCGTTGTCAATTTAAATCCTCGATCGGACTGAACCATTAAACCGTTCACATCTTTAAACTGGCGAGGGGATAACATGAAGTCAGCCTCTCCAGCAGAAGGTTCTTCACTAAAGCTTGAACATACCCGAAATCCATAGAACTGTACTCCTGTTACTGAGGAACTAACTGTGACAGTATGGGTACCAGCTGAAAGAAATACACCAGAAACCAAGGAAAGCCAACAAGTTGTTCGCCAATATGGCCACCATAACCTACTCTCACTAAATACCTTATTCATTCCGTCAAGCGAAACATGGATAGTATTCTTGTCCCAGAAAGGAAAAGAAAAGCGAATGGCTACATCATAAAAACCAGCAGATTCTATTTCAAATTCGTAGTTGGCTTCACCTTCATCTCCAAGTGTAATAAATTGAGATGAAACTGATACACTACCAAAATAGTTATCAGGTGTTCCACCACTACGATCTACATAGATTGTGCCAAATTCAGTTTTTTGCTGCTTACTATAGGCGGTCAAATATCTGCGACGATTATAGGATTCCTCAAGTAATGGGTATGTTCTTGAAACTGCATCCCAGCCTTCCATGTAGTCATACACATGGGGCAAGGCCCAAGGCACCTTATCATAATCATCCCAATATGCAATGATTGGTATCATTGGTTGTGGCGGCCCGTCATCAGTAAAGTTATATCCTCCAGTCATCCAAAGCTTTGCTGCATAATAAGTGTTTGAAATCCCACGATATGTTATTCCAAGGTTCTCTGGTGTATCATGTATCCTCCAGTTCCAGCCATAGGCGGGCAATCCCAAAAATATTTTTTCAGGATTCATAACCTGAACTGCATAATCATAAATACCTTCCAACCAATCCCTCGGAGATACCGGTCCCGGAGCAGAACCAGCCCATGCCATGCCATAACTCATAATCGCTGCCGTATCGCAGTACGGATTTAAGTCTTCATAGACACACCAATTTTCGCCACCAACCGAGCCTTGTACTCCCGTCATTCCCGGTAAACAAATATTAACGAGTTTAGAAGAATCATAGGCTTTGACAGTATTATATATGTCACGAAATAGGGCATTGGCAGCATCCTTGTTCTCGTAGCCACCTCCACGTTCCAAGTCTATATCCACTCCAGCACACCAAGGATACTTATTCATGATGCGAATAATCTCAGTAAGAAATTTATCCTTTGCACCATTGGTGTTATTTCTAAGGGCTGTAAAAATAGAAGCCGTACCATGATTCATGATTGTAAGTAGCCATTTGATATGAGGCCAGCGGTTAATGTAAGTAAGCATACTGGATATGCTTGTTCCTGTTTCTGTTATGGTCCCGGTGATATCCACTTCAAAAGTAAAAATACCCACCGTATCAATTCGATCGCCATAGTCTCGTAGCGCCTGATACATGCGGGCATTTCCCATGAAACTCCAAACCATGCACCGCTTACCTTTTAGGTAATCAATCAAGGGCGCTCACTTCCTTCCTGCATTTCTTGAAATTCGAACAATAACCGAGCTGATTTTCTGTCCTCTAGCTTCACCACATGTTTGCTATCACCGGATGCTGTATATTGAAAAAAACCTTCCTTATCAGTTGGGTTTCCGTTCTTTAAACACTGCCTAGTTGATGCTAGTAGCGAAAAGGTATCACCTGGACTAACTGCCTCATTAAATATCACCTTGTGCGCCCCTGCTCCTTGAGACAATTGGATACTGCCTGCAGCCATATTTTGGTTGGGATAAATATGACAGTCAAGGCCAGCGGAAGTTGAACCCAGATTGAAGAGAATAATCGTCTCTCTGCTTCGAACTACTCCATTATAAAAGCGAACAGGAACAATTGTCTCATTCTCTCGATATTTTTGCAGCATGCACTCTGTGTTAGTTGTATAACCAGTAAGGTGATTTCCTTCCTGTGCTTGAATATCAGTAAAATATACCGTACCTGTACAATCTTCAAGAAGTAAATTCACTGTTACGCTTACTACTCGTTTATCCTCTTTACAATGAATCGTCTCGGTAAATCTGGTAAATGCAACTGACATTTGCACCACCTACCCATCCAGCGTCCATTGTATTTCTGACACATGACCAACCCAGCCCGTAGCAACAGAGCCACCTTGCAAAAGCATATCCGTAAAGAATACCTCACCAGTACAATCAGTAATGAAAAGACGGATGGTAAGCGACTTTATCTTGCCAAAACCTCTCGGTGTAATAGCATGAGCTGTCTGTGAAAAATAAGCCATATCGCTACCTCCTTCCTAATAGAGATCAATAAACCTAGTTTCTGTCGAACCGTCCTCATATTCAATGACAACTTCAATTCCAACTTTTCCGTTTGGCCCTTTCTGTAGATTTTCCGATGCAATCTGCGCTGAAAATGTGTAACTCTTTCTACTAGCAGGATACACAGTCTGTGATAGACTTTTTGTCATTCCTAAAACTCCCTCAGCTTTAAAAGAAGCTGATCCTGATACCCCATTATTAGGGTCCACTGTAAAACCTGAACTTAACCAATAGGTTAACCCGTCATCAGCTCGTGAATTTCTTAGATGATTAAAAGGAACTAAGTCTTTTACTTCCTGACGGTCAAGAACATCAGCTGAAGATAAAATATCAGCAGCTTTATCCCAAACAGCAGATGAATCCCCCAGTTCTCTTAACGTTGTTGATAGCTCCAGCACTGTTTTCCATGGTTCTTGGAGATTATATTGTCTGCGTACCACACGAGTTTTGACAGATAAATTCAAATCTCTATCATCCACAGTTACTATATCACCTAGTTTCCATGCCTCATGCTCATATCCTGTCAACACTGATAAGTCCATTGCAGAGAGAACATATGAGATTCGTGGCTTCGCATACTGAGCTAAGCGCATATTAGCGAACTCAAGCAGCTGATAAGGGTTGCTGATTGATGAAGCATCCAGCGTTCCTACTCTGACTTCTGATGAATAGCTATAATCCTCAACATACTCCTTATTACCATTGATGGAGGCAAACGTCATGCCATCTTTACCATAAGCATAAAGCCTGGTAATTAGACTTCTTGTATCCACCACGCGCTGTATACTTTTCATGTTCTTTCTATAGCAGAATAAGGCCCCGCTATCCGTACCGCCAAATGTCAAAAGGTGTACCAAACGATTGGCACTATCGAAAATCAAGTCACCACCATGAATATTCTGTATTGTTCGTAGTATAGCTAATGCATTCTTTTCTGTTGATTGCCATGTTCGTTTTGTACTGACAGTGACATTTCCTAATGACCAGCCAGTACCAAGTAAGGCATAGCGCATAGGAACTTCCGGTGTCTCTGCGACAAATTCCATGGGTTCTTTTTCAGCGCTAAAGGAAAGATCATAAAAGGCAGCTTCCGCATATACTTGAGTTACAACTCTACCATCTGAACTTTTCTCATCTGTTATAGTTCGAATACGATAAACATCATTGACGATCTGCACCTGTTTTTCATTGTCTAATGTCACTCGCTTGGAATCATGAAATGGCAGTTTAAACTCCAGAATATCAGCGCCATTCACTTCACTTGTCACTATGATATCAAAGGCATTCTCTAGCACTGCTTCCCAAGCACCGTTAGTATCCAACACAACTGGTCTGGCAAATCCAAGTCTCTCATAAGGTGGTTTTGGTATATCATGTAGTTGTATTTCAAGAAGTTTAGGAGTTCTACTGGTGTCTTGAGTAGATAATGTAATTCGATAGCGGATATATTCTCTGTTAGGCGACTGCAGTTCCCCGCTTGCTCCAACGGCCTGCCATTCAGTCCAGCTAGACAGATCGTCTGATGTAGAAGTTTCCACTAGGCTTATGGCTGTTATACCTGCGGTGTATTCACTTGTAACTGATACCCTGCCCGTTCCTGCAAGACTACAGGCAGCTGCTATCGTAAAAAGCTGACCACTTTGTGCATAGACTCCGCTTGTTGCTTTCAACATGACAGAGCCAGGATCCGCAAGAGCATCTACATCAGCAGCACTGTCACCACCGTTTGCCAAAATTGAAAATTTGAAATAGGAAATAAGATCCTCCATGGTAAGTAAAGAATCTTTTTCATAAAACCAGTCATCAAATCCTCCTGCGTAATAATAGGTATTTGCATGCATCCCCATCACTATATCCGCAACACAAGATTGATTTAAGTCTCCAGTGAATGTTCGAACTGGAGATTGCCAGACAGCCCCATCACTTCGGTCACAAAGTAAGTTCTGCACCCTTTTGTTGTTTACCTCGATAACAGAAGCGATAAAGTACCACCCGTTATTCTTTAGGGTAATAGTAGGCGTTTCGGTCTGATCATATATCAAGGAGCCTGAGGCATTATACAGCATTAATCGCAACCTTCCCTGAAATAAAGAAACATAAAAAATTGGCTGACCAGGCCCTTGTCTAGTATTAAAAATCGGGATATATGTCTGCCCTACAGAATAAGTAGTTGGATTTATCCATCCGCCAACAACAATCTTTTCACCTAAATCACTAAAAAAGCTACCGTCATTGGTAGCCACTAAATGAGTCTTTTCACTTGTTGGATTAATGATATTCTGCCTGAAATATCTTCCTAATCTACCGGATAACAAGTTGGCGGATGTGCCTGACCATCCGGATACAAAGAAGTTTCTGTTATGACCGGAGTCATCTGTAAGCATGTTGTTGCTATCTGGTGCGGCTTCATTAAATCGCCACAGAGCAACTGTCTTCTCGCTTACAGGAAACTCACCCGTAAAATCCGTCTGTGATGTTAAGATTGATTTAATTGCCACCAGATCACCTCCATCTGCTTTTGGCCAGAATCTTCAGCTCCGAAAATGTTGCTCCCACAGCTGATACTGTTATTTCATTTTCACCTTTGTGAAGTACAGGGAAGTTTAACTCATCCAGGACTGGAAGCCCATTTCGAAGTGTATTTCCGTTGGCATCGGTTATTTTTGCTGTCACTAATCCGCTATCAATTACAAGCACTTCATCTGCCGTCAAAGCTCCAACCACTCGAAGTTCCTCTCCATTCGTGGTAATAGAAATATATGTGGATGTAGATCCACTGATTGTGCCCTTAAGTTGATATATCGGTTCTGAATCTGTATTCCCGGTTATTCTTTGGAGCTCATGAGTTCCAACACTTGAAATCGTGAATTGTTCATCTGTCAGCGCATAAGCGTGAGGATCAGGGCAGATAAACTTCAACTCAAAGGCACCTGCAGTTCTAAGTAATCTCTCGCAGTCTACTTGTTCAGTGAGGCGAGCATAAAAGAATCGATTCGGAATATCCTCTAATATAAGCTGCTTAAGTCCGTTCATTGGGTTGAGCCACTCTGCAAGATCATCTAACACGCTCACTAAATCTGCAAAGCTCTTTTGAGGATATATGCTACAGCTAATCGTAATGATCCGCTCTGAGATATCACAACCAAAGTCAGCAACCCCTGCCTTCCCCGGAACAACCTCATACGCGTTTCTTAATGCGGGAGATGCCTGCCAACTTGTGAGCCTTGCTTTTATCTTCATATTCTTTGAGTTAATACCGTTATAAATAAAGCCCATACATCGCCCTCCTTTACGCAGTTATAAATCTTCCTTGTGCTCGAGATCCTGTCTGCATCAAATTGTATAACTCCTGTGAAATCTTCCGAATATCGTCTTCACTTCGAACAATCATCTGCTGTATCGTAATTAATGACCCTCCAATTGTTCCATATCCGCTACTAAAACCGGCTCCATTCATATTCAGATTAGGGTTAATGTCAAAATCAGTAGGGATAGCGTTTTGCATATCCTGGCTAACACTATTCATGGCTTTTTCAAAACCGACACCAATACCCTCTCCCATGTTTTCGCCAATTCCAGCAAACAATGTAGATGGCGATCGAATTCCAAAGAATTTTTTTATTTTATCTACTACACCACCAAAAAAACCTGAGATTTTATCCCAAAGCCAGGCTCCGGCATCTGAAATACCCTGCCACAAACCTTTGATTAAATTGGTCCCAACCTGGGCAATTTGCCAAATAGATCCTGTAAAACCTTTAACCAGCGCTGTAATAATTTGTGGCACAGCTTTTACAACCTCTACAATAATCGTTGGAAGGTTCTTAATCAGTGAAACTAACAACATAATCCCCGCCTGAATAATCTGAGGAATGTTACCAATAATAGCATTCACAAGAGAGGACACAATCTTTGGTATAGCAGTAATAACGGTCGAAATGATCTGTGGCAGATTTTGAATCAGTGCCACTAACAATTGCACTCCGGCATCAATTAACTGCGGTATTGAACCTAAAATCGCTGTTATTAACCCGTCTACAATTTGCGGAATCGCTTCTACAATTACTGTGATGATTTCTGGTAAAGCTGAAATTAAAGATGTTAGAAGTTGAATACCAGCTTCGATTATTTGAGGTATTGCACCAATAATGAAATCTACTATCCCAGTAATAATGACTGGCAATGCTGCAATTAACACTGGAAGAGCATCCAAAAGTGCCTGCACAATTTGTATCACTGCTGATACCGCAGCCGGAATTAACTGCGGTAGTGCTTCTGCAATTCCACTTACAATAGTTCCAATCATTTGTACTCCTGCCGCAATAAGTGCAGGTAAAGTTTCAATGATTCCATTGACTAGTGTCATCAGTAGCATGACAGCCGCCTCTGTTATTTTCGGTAATGCAGAGGTAAGTCCTTGAATTAAAGAGATAATTATTTGAGAAGCAATATCCACTACAATTGGCAATTGCTCAGAAATAAATTGAACAGCTTCTTCTAAGATTCCACCAAAAACGTCAATTAAGCCTTGGACACCGTCTTTCTCAAAAGCTTGAGATAATTCATCAATCCAACCATTAACCATCGGAAGAACAGTACCAGAAAGCATGGTTGTTAACCCTTCAGCAAGCTGACCCTTTAACGATGCAACCCCATCCTCAAGAGTTGCCATTTGCCCAGAAAAAGTTTTAGATTGTGCTTCCATTGACCCATAGAAACGCCCACCTTCCGATGTAGCTGAGGCAAACGCTTCTGCGACCATATCTGCAGATATTGCCCCTTTGGACATTTCATCCTTAAGTTCACCAATGGATTTTCCTGTCTTACGCGAGATTTCCTCTAGTGGGTTAAATCCTGCATTAATCATTTGCATCAAGTCCTGTCCGGTTAACTTACCAGTAGAGGACATTTGTGCAAATGCCAGTGTCAGGCTTTTGAACTTCTCGGCATCTCCCTGAGATATATCACCCAGCTGCTTCATGCGTTTTTGAGCTTCTTCTGCAGACATACCAAAGCTCATAAGGGTTTGAGCTGATTGGGCAAGATCCTGCATTCCAAATGGTGTAGCTGCTGCTTCTTTTTTCAGATCATTAACCAGCTTTTGAGCTTTAGCCTCATCACCAAGCATGGTGGTAAAGGAAGCTGTGTAGTTTTCCATTTGAGCGTTGTACTCAACGCCATCTTTCATAGCGCCTATAAAGGCCTTTCCAATTCCCGCAATGGCTGATCCTAAAGCTTTTACCCCACCAATTATGGCTTCTGATAGTAAATTTGCTTTAAGTACATCTCCAAAAATAGAGGTTTTTTTGCTAGCATCATCCATTTCATCGCCAACATCATCAACATTATCTGCAAGTTCATTGGCTGCATCAGCGGCATCTTCCATGTTATCAGCACTGTCATCTGTGGCGTCGGCATGGTCTCGTAGCGCTTTATGGTTATTTTCAAGTTCCCGCTCCATGCCATTAAGTTCAGCCAAAGCTTTATTTAGTTGAATCTGCCAGTTTTGAGTTCTACGATCGTTTTCTCCAAAAGAAGTAGAGGCGTTATCTAGGGCAGCTCGTAGTGTCTCTATTTTTTCTTTTTGTGCATCAATGGATTTTTCTAATACTTCATTTCGCGCAGTTAAGGCTTGGATGGATTTATCATTTTTATCAAACTGGGAACTGACTAGAGCCATCTCACTACCTAATACTTTAAATGCTTGGTTAATGTCACGAAGTGCATTTTTGAATTCCTTTTCGCCTTCCACTCCGATTTTTAAACCAAAATTATCTGCCAAGATTACCGCCTCCTTTCTTTGAAAGATCAAATACCATAAGGAATAATGTCATCGATGTAAATCTTCCGTTTTGGTTTGGACATTCCAAGAAACTGCTTATGGCACTCCCATAAATCCATAAGCAAGCCAATAGGTGTAAGCCATGTTTCCTCTTCGGTACGATTTAAATGAACTGTCCCGTAATATAAAAGCCGGGTAAAGAGTTCATTCTCGTTTACCCGGTTTGCACGTTTTTTGAGTCATCTTCAGATTCTACATTTCTCTTGGTTCCCTTAAACATTGCTTCTGTCAAAGCGTTCTTATAAGTAGCTAGTTCCAAAGGAGAGGTTAGAAGTTCAACTTCTTCTTGAGTAAGCAGCGGCTTTTTATTATCTGGATTTCGAAGGTTGTGAATGAGTAGGCTCTGATTGGCCATTAAAGTTATCAACCAGACTATTTCATCCAGTGCCATTTCGAAGTTCTCAGACTTCATTAATTTCTCACCCAAATTTTCAAGACCGCCATATCTCCCAGCAATTTCTTTTGTAGCTTTAGTGGTAAGAATAAGCTCATACTCCTGCCCGCCAATATTGATCTTTGCACTTCTTTCGTTATCCATTCCAATCCCCCTTATTCTCCACTTCCGCCAGAAGCAGCAAATGTAGGCTCATACACTTCGCTATACCAACCATTAATAATTGCCTGGGTTACGCCCTCATCACCCTCGTTTACTTCTGCTTTCCATGGATGCTTACCCTGACCATCCAGCTTATTTCTACGAAGTACTGTTCCTTCAATGGTCGGAGTTGAGAAAGTAATACTATCACCTTTGGTCGCCAAGTTTGTTGCAGGAATTCCAAACTTCACACGATACAGCCAAAAGTATCGGTATTTACCGTTTGCTTTTTGTGCTCTAAAGCCAATTGCAACAGGAGCCCCTCCATCCTCACTGGTTGAAATGAGTACATGGTTGTCATCAATGGTTGCTCCTGTTAAATCTCCTGCAGCTGCTACCCCTATATCATCAATACCGAGAGTTAGGGTACCACTTTTAAATTCTTTGACAATTTCAGCGGCACCATCATCGGCATAAAGAGTGGCCTCAGCAAGCTCAACGGAAAGTTCTGCACTGATTGCTTTTGCCAGCGGCATCGGTGTATCATAGGTTTCATCACCGTTGTCATCTTCGGTGATTTTTGCATAATAAAGTCTATCAAGACCGATTGTAGCCATGTTTTATTCCTCCTTTTCCAATTGAAATTCATATGGTTTAGCCACATCTATGGCATAATGATGATAATCGGTATCATCCTCATGTCCGATGTATCGACGATCCGTTATCGTAAAATCCGCACCTAGAAGAGTGCGGACAATTGCATTTTTTATAGCTGTATAACTACCTTTAACAAATAAGGAAAGTCTGGCTTCCTGTACTTCATATCCCGGTGTGTTATCCGCATGAACCTCAAACAAATCAATAAGAGGTGTAATCACAAGATAAGTATCAGGAGGAACACCAGAAAATCTTCCTGTTTCTACTGGGATACCGCACAAATCTGCTATGAGATTAAGCTCATTTAATATACTCATAAGTTTTCGACCTCCTGCTCAAACCTCTTCTTCATAGCGTCAATACATGCTTTTCTTGAAGCCCTTCTTGCAGGCTTTAAAAATGGTTTTGGCGGCTGACCCGATTTTCCGTATTCGATGATATTGGCAATCTTAGCGTTACTTTCGCCGCTTCTTCGTGGCTCCTTAAAACCTATCTTCACGTTGAAATTGCCATTTCGGTCCACTTTAGCAGGAGAGAGACCCAACGAACTAATAAGCTCACCTGTAGACCGACTTTTTTCTTTTGTTCCACTACCAACTACAGCTTGCAAATTAGATCTAACCTTTTCCAAAACGATTTCCCCGCCTGACTCAAGTACCTTTGGAATGATTTCATCCGTCTTATCGCCAAGCTTTGAAAGCTTTAAAAGAAAATCCTCAGGCATTTTCACTTGTACCTTAGCCACTTGACCCCACCACCTTTTTTGCCAAGGCTTCAATATACATGCCTCGACCTTTTACATCTTCAACATTTGTAATCTCATAGCGGCCATCATTACACACAATCACCATATTGGTAGATACCTCAACATCAGGTATCCTACGAAAACGAAACAGCGCAGTTGCTTCAGAAAATGCCGCTCGGTTAGTCCACTTTTCATTTCCATGACGATCTTCCTTATAAGCACGAACGGAAGCGAGGATGGTGTCCTTAGATTTACCAAAGCCTTCACTGTCTTTCGTTCTTTCAACAGAAATGAGATCGATAAAGGTATTCATTTTTCCAAAACTCATACTCTACACCTTCCAATCCCGGTCAAGCCTGAGCAGTAAATTTACAGTGTTCCAAACCTGCTGGCCAGCCTGCACGTTATCAGCAAAAAAGCCGCCAGTGCTACCATCCCTACTTTCATAGAAGTGAGATGACAGCATAATGACGGCCTGCTCGGTAGTTGGCGGCATTGTGTTCTCATTATAATGACCTTCCGGTACATGCTGGTAACTCTCGGCATATGCGATAGCGGTGGTGATGTACATCTGAAGAAGTTCATCATCGCGATCGTGCTCAAGAATTAGATTTGCTTTAACTTTTTCTAAAAGTGTCATCACCATCACTATCCTTTCTAAGGTGTATCTCCATTCATGATTCCTGCAGTTTTCAGCTTACTGAGCAAGGCATTAAAGTCCGTCACTAGAGCTTCTACAGTATCCGCAGTGCTTGCCGGTTGATTTTCAAGAACAGGGAGCCCAGTTACTTTGGCTCCCTCTTCAATGACAAGTTCTCCACCAATAACGGTTTTTTCTCCACCTTGTTCGGTGTAGTTCTTTGCGTTATAGCTCATCATTTACACCTCCCATTAAGCCTTCTGCTGAAGAACTTTGATGGCTTCAGGTAAGATAAGCTTTCCATCTACACGCTGGCTCGCAAGGAAACCAACCTGCCCTGTGGTTGCAAAAAGCTCGTTTAAACGTTTGAAAGAACGTCCCTGTCTATCGGCAATCCAATAATATCCGAAATCACCGAAGGCAATAGTTTTAGCTCCAGCTTCAATAGTAGGAGCATAAGCTGAAGTATAAACCGGACGATTTAATAAAGTATCTGGAGTACCTGCTGTTAAAGAAGGCTGCCACAGATATTGACCTTGACCGTCTTTCAGCTTACGGATTGCCTTTACTGTTGCATCATTCATCAGGAATACCGCGTTCTTTCTATATGGCGCTTTTAATGAGTAAACAAGATCGATAATCTCATCTGCAGTAATAGCAGTTGCAGACCCTGCTGTCACTCCAAGCTGTGCTCCGCCTGTTGCGTTGAAAATACCAGTAGGTTTTCCATCTCCGTCTCCAACTAAAAAAGCTTCTTCTTCCTTAGCACCGATTCTACGGGCAAATTCAGTGGAGATATAATTCTCCAGATCAAATACACTGTCATTGAGAAGTTCATCAGAAACTTTAATCATTGTACCCAGCTTGTAAGCACCAATAGATGTCTGACCGAATACAGAATCACTCTCATCAAACTCCTCACCTTCGTCAAGCCAAGCAGCTGTGCCTTTGGTCACCACAACCGGGATTTTACGATCACCACTTGAAGTTTGAATAATCTTTGCAAGTTTACGGAATACATTCTCTTCCTCAAGAGTTTGAACCAAGGTGCGCTCAAATTCATCAGGAACAAGGTATCCTCCCTCAGAATCAGTGCCTACAGATAAGGCGTTTAACACATCATGACGAGGGTTTTTGCTACGCATTACGTTCCAGAATGCTTTCCTATATTCATCACTGGCTCTTCCGGTCTTTGTATCCATCCCTGGAACAGCTGGCTTTCCAGTAAGAGGCATATTTACTGGCTTATTAAGCTCTGCTTCAAGAGCCTCTTGACGTTCCAATCTTGCTATTTCCTTACCGAGATTAATAATGTCTTCTTCCATTTTGTCATAGGTTGCTGCATCTTCTGCGGATACAAGCCCATCACTACCACGCTTTGAATCAAGAAATGCCTTTGCTGCTTCCCATGCTTTTGCGCGTTTTTCACGCAGTTCAAGAATTTTACTCATTTTTATTCCTCCTAATATTTCAATAAATTAAGCCGCTCATAAAGCGGCTCTACTGACTGTTTTACAACTGGTTTTTGAAGTTTATTCATTAGTGAATTGGTCACTGCTCTTCTGCTGAATACAAAGCTGTCTTGTAGTGAACTCTCTCCTGGTTTGAACATAATGTCATCTGCAAAACCAAGCTCAACTGCCTTATTGGCGTTTAGCCAAGTTTCAGCATCCATCAGGTGCGACAACCTTGTTCTAGATAAGCCGGTTTTAAGCTCATATGCATTGATGATGCTCTCTTTCACTTCATCAAGCATTTGGATTGCTTTTTGCATCTCCTCACTATCGCCAATAGCTATGGTAAAGGGATTATGGATCATCATCAGTGAGGTAGGAGACATTAAGACTTCCGTCCCTGCCATAGCGATGACAGAAGCAGCTGATGCAGCAATACCGTCAATCTTTACAGTGACGTTTCCTTTATAATCCATTAGCATGTTGTATATCTGAGATGCTGCAATACAATCACCACCAGGAGAGTTAATCCAAACTACTATGTCTCCTTCACCACTCATTAGCTCTTCTCTAAAAGCAGCTGGGGTAACATCATCCTCAAACCAACTCTCCTCGGCAATTGCACCGTTTAGATAGAGGGTTCGTGTCTGTGTATCTGTGTCGCGAACCCAATTCCAAAATTTCTTCATTCAGGTTTTCCCTCCAATCCTTCTTTATTTGCGAAAATACCCGCATCTTCAAGTTTGGTCATATTGCCATTGATTAGATATAAATCTCCTCCAAGCTCTGGTGGGATTCGATCAAGGTTCTCAAGCTCCCTAATATCATTGGCACTCATCCAGCCGTTCTGTCTCGCGGTTGCATACCCATTCATTCGAGAAACATAATCACCTCGAAGCAGTCCATCTACATTGAACTTGGCAAAATAAAGTTTCTTTTCATCTGGCCTTAAAAGTGCTCGGCTGATGGTCTGCTCCCAACGAATCACCCAAGGATCTAATGTGTATTTCACAAACTCCAGTGACTGTTGCTCAATATTAGAAAAGCTCGATTTTTCCAAGTCTCCTACCATATGTGGAGGTACGCGGAAAATTCGAGCGATTTCATTAATCTGAAATTTTCTTGTTTCTAAGAACTGAGCTTGTTCTGGTGAGATACCAATAGGCTGATACTTCATTCCTTCTTCAAGCACCGCTACACGATGAGAGTTACTGCTTCCCTGATAGGCTGCATTCCAACTATCCCGTACTTTTTGAGGGTCTTTAATGGTACCTGGATGCTCAAGTACCCCTCCTGGAGCAGCTCCGTTAGCAAAGAATTTAGCTCCATATTCCTCACAAGCAATTGCCATACCTATAGCATTCTTAGCCATTGCAATCGGCGAATAGCCCACTAGTCCATCAAAGCCTAAGCCAGGTATATGAAATACATCACTTGGTCTAAGTGTGACTGTCATACCTTTCATCGTAGGTGCTTCATCAGAATACTTAGTATAAGTATAATAAAGAGCGCCACTGGAATCCCGATCCACCGACATTCGATTAGGCATTAACGGATATAGTGCTATGACTTCGCCTTTGCCATTTCGAATAATTTGTGCATAGGCATTACCCCATAATAAAAGATGAGTCATTAACGTTTCTCGGAAAACGAAAGAACTCATCTCTGGATTCGGCTCATCATGTAATAAAAAATACAGTGGATGAGAAAGTGCTTTCTCCTTACCACCGCTATCAGTGTATTTATATAGGTGTAGGGGGAGCCCTGCCACAGCCTCTGCAAGTATTCTTACGCATGAATAGACCGCTGTCATTTGCATTGCTGTATGTTCGTTTACAGGCTTACCGCTGGTTGTTCCACCAAAAAAGAAGCTGTAATTGCTTCCTGTGGTTCGATTTTGCGGCTTATCACGTGCTTTGAAAATATTAGAAAACAATCCCATCTGCATCACTCTCCTTTGCTACAAAATAAGAATCCCTCGACCGTCATAAACAGAATTTCCTGATCCACCTTTGCGGATTGCTCGGTCAAGAGCCATAATGGTAGCGACAGCTCCATCGATTCTTTCAGTTGATTTTTCTTTATCAGGCTTGATATTCCCAGCAGGATCAGTACGTATAAAGATATTATCCATCATCCATCGCAAAACCGGATGTCCACCATGGGCCAGTTTCTCCTCTAAGGTAAGCTTCATTAATTCCTTTGTAGGTGGACTCATATCTTTAAATCCCTGACCAAAAGGAACTACCGTAAATCCTAGGTTTTCTAGGTTCTGAGTCATTTGCACAGCTCCCCAACGGTCAAAGGCAATTTCTCGAATGTTATATTTCATCCCAAGTTCCTCAATAAAACTTTCAATGTAACCATAATGCACCACATTTCCTTCAGTGGTGTGTAAAAACCCCTGTTTCTCCCATACGTCATAAGGTACATGATCACGCTTTACCCTTTGATCCAGATTATCTTCCGGAATCCAGAAATAGGGAAGGATGATATATTTATCTCCCTCATACTCAGGCGGGAAGATAAGAACAAATGCTGTTATATCGGTTGTAGAGGATAAGTCCAAACCACCATAACACACACGCCCTGTAAGACTTTCTGGGTTTACAGTAAAAGCACATTTATCCCACTTTTCCATAGGCATCCAGCGCACCGACTGTTTAACCCATTGATTCAAACGAAGCTGCCTGAATAGGTTCTCTTCGGCTGGGTTTTGCTTTGCGCTTTCACAAGCAATCTGTATCTTTTCAATGTCCACTGTAATACCCAGAGAGGGGTTGGCTTTCGCCCATACCTTTGGATCTGTCCAGTCATCATCTTCGTCAGCACCGTAAATGACAGGATAGAATGTAGGGTCAACCTTTCGTCCTTCTAGAATATCTTTAGCCTTTTGATGCACCTCGTAGCAAATAGAGTGAGTATCATTTCCGGCAGTCGTAATTAAAAAATACAGCGGCTGCTTTCTTGCATCACCTGAGCCATGGGTCATGACATCAAAAAGCTGTCTATTTGGTTGCGCATGAAGTTCATCAAATACAACACCATGCACATTTAGTCCATGCTTGGTATACGCTTCTGCAGACAAAACTTGATAGAAACTACCTAGCGGTTTATAAACAAGTCGTTTTTGCGATAGTACCGGTTTAATTCTTGCTTTCAGAGCTGGACATTGTTCTACCATATCCACTGCTACATCAAAAACAATGGAAGCTTGCTGTCTGTCAGATGCACATCCGTATACTTCACCGCCATGCTCAAAATCACCACAGGTAAGCAGTAACGCAACCGCTGCTGCAAGTTCAGATTTCCCTTGCTTTTTAGCGATTTCGATATATGCCGTATTAAATTGACGGTAACCATTAGGCTTTATAATCCCAAACACATCGCGGATAATCTGTTCCTGCCAGTCTATAAGTTCAAATGGTTGCCCATACCATTCTCCCTTCGTATGTTTTAAGCAATTAATAAAAGACACCGCAATGTCTGCAGCGTCCTTATCATATACCGAACCATCTGCCTTAAAGATGGTCGGCTTATATTTTTTTAGTTTACGTATGGCCGCCACCTCCTTATGGCTACGAAAAAAGGAACCCCGCAGAGTTCCTTCAAAATTTGTTTAGGTTATTCTGTTTTCGCTTCCCCTGTCAAAATGAAATGGACATATTCTCCTTTGTTCTTTTCAAGGTAATCTACTAGCTCCGTATAACCTGCTCTTAAAGCAATACTTGTCACAACCGGAAGATCAAACATATTCGTTTCACCTGTTTCTCGAATGGCAAGTATTTGTTGCATAATTATCTCATTCATTGGCTACCTCCTCCGATTCTACTGAATCGGTTGTCGCTTTGCGCAGGATTTCCACATCGAAGCCCGCACTCTTATAGCCTTCTAAAATTGTACTGTAATAATAACAACTTGGCTGTCCAAGCGGTCTACCATCATTCATGATGTAGACCATCGCCTTGACGGTTTTGCTTCCCAACTTCACTTTTATTGTTTCCTTTCGATAAAGGAACGGCCATCCCTCGTAACGGTCAAGTGCCGCTTCATCGGTCGGTGTAATCTCCCAAACTAAAACTGGTACGTTGCCACCCTCAAAAGGCTCGATTGTCGCCACAGCGCCCGCGTGTGCCCCTCTAAATAATAGGCGGTGGTCATTGATTTGGCTTGCTCCTACCACCTTAGCTGTGGGGCATCTGTCGGCCATTTGCTTTAGATTAAGGTTGGAGCCATAGGCAAGATATAGTTTGTTACTCATTGTTTTCCTCCTTCCTAGCTTAGGACCTTAGGGCAGCTCAGGCCGCCCGAAACCGCCAAGCTGCAGAACCTGAAAGTGCTGCTGTTAAATGCTCTCTGCAGTTTTTGAACTCTTCTCCTATAAACCCAATACGGTTTAGGTAGGTTCTCATGGCAAACTTTTCATTTTCTACTTGAGGCTTCTTCGCAGAGGCAAATTTTTGCGTTAAAGCTTGGTTGTTTAAAGCTAAGGCAAGAACAATGTAGCTTCTTATCTTTCCTGCATGAAGTTCGCTATTGAATCCTCTAAGTTCAACTGTATGGTTTCCGGTAAAAAAGCTGTGAAGGTTGAGGAAATGGTAGCGGCTGTTGTGATAATGAGTGCTTCTACTCTCGCTGTAGCCCTCGTACCAAATGTCCTCAATTTGTCTCATGGTTTTAGGCTTTTTGTGGTTCATCTTCTCAACCAAAATGCTGTCCATCTTTTTGCAGTAGCGCATTCGCTCCGGTGCAATCTGAAGTGCTTTATAAAATAAGTCATTTTTACTTGCAATGATATTTATAAAGTTTCGAATACTTCGCGGGGTATGTTCAGCACCGTCTAGATGAATGTGAATGCCGCAAGATGTATTTGTAAAGGCTCCAGCTTTGCGAAGCTTTCTTACTAGCTCCTGCAAAGTTTCAATGTCCTCCCGGTAAGTTAGGATTGGGCTAACTAGCTCAACGCTATAATCTCTACCTGCAGCTACTTTTCTTCTACCTTCTTTTCTTTGACAGTGAATGCTCCCATCATACATAAATCTCCAAACTCTACCATCTGGAGTTTTTACCTTCTTAGTGTCGTAGTAAGTCCCGCCTTCACTATAAGTACCTTGCAAAAACTCTGCAGCAACTCTGGCTGCCCTTTCCCTTGTAATCCCTGTAAATTCAATCTCGATTCCGAATTTTGCACTTAACATCGTATCTCGCTCCTTTTAAAGTGTGTTTGTCCTTTCGGCATGTACATATATCACTCTAAAAGGCTTATATAGCAAGACAATTCTGCAATATAAATCTACATATTTACTGCCATATTGGTCTTAAAATGTGTATGTTTACTCTTCGATTTTCCTGCATAAATCCTCTCCAAAGACCACTCCAAGGGAACTGCCTGAATCCCAACTGACGTGGATGGTTCCCATGTCATCAACACTAGTAACCGTACCTTTAGTTCCAGGCTGAAGTTTGGTATAAGGGTCATTCATTTTAAGTAGCATGACACGAGTTCCCGGAGTGTAATAACTTCTAAGTTGCTTTAGCATTTCTGGGTGAATGATATTCATTATTCACTCACCTCCTCATGCTTGGGACTTCCGCTTTTGAAGGCAGAGCTACCCGACAGTTTGGAGAGGAGAATTTTTCGTTCTGATTTGTATTCTGGCCCGATAAAACCAAGTCTTAGAAGGAAACAACGGAAAGCGTACTTTTCATTCTCCACTGATTTCTCGGTCGAGTTGACGCGGGTCTGCTTCTTTGCCATTTCGCAAAGTGCTGTTACAAAGTGGGTATAAGCCTTAACCTCCTCTGCGGAGCACTCACTTTGGAACCAGGGGAAGGTTACAAATTCCTCATTTACGATAATGGGAATAGAGTCAGTATCAAGTGCTTTCTTTATAAGGGTTTCTTTGCTTTCTACCAATCCTTTTAGGTTATCAAGTGCGATTTCGGTAAAACCCTCCCTCGGCATTTGAATAATCAATCTAACATCTTCGATTTCATCTGGCTCGGCGTATACGGGAGATTCTTCGTAATCATTATATGGGCTTACCCTTCCACCAAGAGCCGCTTCATAGGGAATTTGAATATTTTCAGGAACAAGCTCTGCTTTTGGAAGTGGTGTGTCATATTCTTCCGTAGCTGCCTTGAAGTCATGAAAGCTTAATAGAGCATCAACCAGTTCAGAATTATCTGGTCCTCTGACTACTCCATTTTTGTCAATATTGTAGTCTGCCACCTCATATGCAAATGTAGGTGCTCCAAGATATCTTACAGGAGCATTCAGTTTTTGGCTGATTGCGTTGACTAACTCTTTTCTTTTTGCTCCTGTGACATTATAGTTTATCTGCATTTTTATACCGCCTTTCTATTTTCGGTACATACATATATCACTCTAAAGGCTGTTAATATCAAGTCATTTAGGGCATCTTTCTGTAGAAAATACTGTTCCATTAATCGGCGGTATTCCGTGCAGATAACACAATGCCAGTCAGCACAAAACAGACGCATGGAAGTGCTACACCATTACCCCACATTTTGTACTCAGCTGAATCGGAATGGGGGTTGTTAAGCCATTTAATAATTTGCTTTCTTGTTTTCGGCTTGCTACTCTTACCCATGATTTTGCGATGGGTTTCCCAAACCTCCGTCCAGAATGAGATTTCATCTTCTGTAGGATTTTCTGTACCAAGATCATCGCACCAATTATCGGGAAAACCTTGCAATCTTGCACATTCCGTTGGTGTGAGCCTTCGAACAATATAGTCCGGCTCAACCAATCCGTTTTGATAGCCTGGATTGGTGCCATTGATAATCGTATTTGATGTGCCGTCCTGTCTGTAGCATTGACTTTCAGCTTTCATCTGAGGATAAAACGAAGCTGAGTGTGCCACTGCTCCAGGGCCTTTTGCTGTGAGCGTAGGTTGCTGTTCTTCATCTATAGAAGGTTTATACAGAGCGTTCTGTCCTTGATTAAAAGCCGCCCTATCAATACCGTAAGAAGGCTGAGTCACTACAGGAGCATCCTTATAATCTCTCGACAATAACGTTGGTGCTTTATCTTCTTCAACCTGTGCATAGGCTCCGGTAGTCATGGCATAGGCAACAGCATGGCGATCAGCGGTATTAAGCGTAAAAGAAACCTCTTCATCTATACCGCTTCCTTTGGGACCATTTTTATCCTCTCTTCCAATCATCGAGCCTTGCAGAGCAACTACTGCAATACCACCTTGATTACATCCTGGATTTCCTCCATTAGCATCAATGGTTCGAGAAGTATCTGCTTCATATATACCGCTATGTGGATTGCTTGACTGCATGGAATTGCTTTTATCAGAACAGATGCCATATGCGGTAGGCACAAAAACAGTCTGATCATTATTGCATCCAAGAGTTGCAGACTTATCATCTTGTATCAATGCACCCTTACCACCGCCTTCACAGCCAGAGCGGATTTTTAATGTTTTAGGTGTATTCATAATAAGAGGTACATTCCCACCGCCAGTTCCCATACGAGAGGTTAGCGTCTGTACTTTATTATCCTCCGAGAGTTTCACACGGCTATCAGTTGGATGGTTTTCAATGACAACAGCTGTTTGATTATCTCCCATGTTTGCACGAAGTGATCCACTTAAGTTTTCGTCAGTATGGCCACCAACTCGAGAAGCAGCACCCGGTTCAAAGGACATGACTGCACCTGGGACAACACCTGCTCTAAGTGTAGGGGAACGTTCTTCCTCATATCCTACACTTCTGCTCTTGGCACTGTGTTCAGTACAAAATCCGCTTGACTGCATTACGCAAGGCTGATGTCCATGTTCCTCTGCTCGAAGTGTTGCTGTAATATCCTTCGAAACAGACATCACTCTTCCGCCTTGGTCATTTAGGCAAGTTATGCTATCGCCTGTTTTTCCAGAGCGGTTTTTAGCATTTCCGGCAGTTCTTTGCCACGGGCTGCCGCTCGGCGTAAAATTCCTTGGCATGCCTTCGGACTCAAATAGTATTTCTCCGGCACATCTGTCTGCAAAATCTGCGACAAGGTAGATTCTACGACGACGCTGGGGGACTCCGAAATATTGCGCATCGATAGTTCGGTAAGCCACACTCCATCCGTCTCCCATATAGATGTCAGCGTATGGCCATCGACCTTTTTCAGGTAAAGGCACCGAGGTGTTCGGCTCTTTGACGCTGATGACCGTTTCGAGGACTGCCTTGAAGTCTTCCCCTTTATTTGATGAGAATGCACCGGGGACATTTTCCCAGACTGCGTACCTTGGATATTGTCCATTGGTCTTACACCTCATTTCCTTGATAATTCGGATTGCTTCATAAAAAAGGACGGATTGCTCTCCGTCCAGACCAGCTCTTTTACCCGCCACACTCATATCCGTGCAGGGAGAGCCAAAGGTTATGATATCTACAGGCGGAAGCTCCGCGCCATTTAATTTGTTTATATCCCCATAATGCTTCATCTGAGGGATACGTTTAGTCGTAACCCGTATAGGAAACGGCTCAATTTCAGATGCCCATAAAGGTTCGATGCTGCAAAGCAAACCACCTAGAGGAAAACCTCCGCTCCCATCAAAAAGGGAACCAAGTGTCAATTTACTCATCTGCATTCACCTCCGGTAGGTCACAATATCTGAATTTCGAACCATCTCTTAAAAGAAACACACCATCAGAATTTCCCACTTGCTCAATATACCTTTTTACAATGACATCACAGTACTTTTCATCCAGTTCAATGGTGTAGCAGATTCTATTTGTCTGCTCACAGGCAATCAGTGTACTTCCTGAACCGCCGAAAGGATCGAGCACAATACAGTTACTAAGGCTTGAGTTCATAATGGGATATGCCACAAGTGCCACTGGTTTCATGGTTGGATGGTCGCCATTTTTCTTTGGTTTCTCAAACTCCCAGATGGTGGTCTGCTTGCGGTCTGAATACCAGAGATGCTTGCCTTTCTTTTTCCACCCAAAGAGAATAGGTTCATGCTGCCACTGATAAGGGGAGCGACCGAGAACAAGGGACTGCTTTTTCCAAATGCAAGTGCCAGAAAGATAAAATCCAGCATCAGAGAATGCTCTTCTAAAATTGAGTCCTTCGGTATCAGCATGGAACACATAAATAGAAGCGTCCTTTGCCATTACCGCTTCGGTATTTTGAAATGTCGCAAGCAGAAAATCATAGAACGCTTCGTTAGCCATGTTGTCATTTTTGATTTTTCCAGCAGTGCCTTCATAGTTAACATTATATGGAGGGTCCGTAACTACCAAATTAGCAGTTTTCCCATCCATCAAGACATCAAAGGTGTCTTTCTTTGTACTGTCTCCGCAGACTAATCGATGCTGTCCAAGTAGCCAAATATACCCTAAATGCGAAACAGCGGGCTTTTTCAGCTCGCTGTCTACATCGAAATCATCTTCTTTTATATTATCCTTAAGGGAATCCTTGAAAAGATCGTCCAACTCTCCTGGGTCAAAACCTGTCAAAGACACATCAAAGTCTGAAGCATTTAAGTCTGTGATGAGAAGTGCCAGTTTTTCCTTATCCCAATCGCCGCTTATTTTATTTAGTGCAATGTTCAGCGCCTTCTCCTTTTGCTCATCCATTTCAACAACTACGCATTCTATCTCATCCATGCCCATACTCAGCAGGATTTTCAAACGCTGATGACCTCCGATGACTCTGCCTGTGGTCTTATTCCAAATAACCGGTTCTACATATCCAAACTCCTCAAGGGAGCGTTTAAGTTTCTCATATTCCGGATCACCCGGTTTTAAATCCTTCCTTGGGTTATATTCAGCGGGGATGAGTTGTTTAGTTTTTATCTTCTCTATCAACATACTTTTCCACCGCCTTTCTAAATTCACTATAGTTATTTACATCTTCCCACGGAAACAGACAACTATTAAAGTGACCATAAACTGCTGTATCAGAATAAATCACATTCCTTAGACGCAACTTCTCAATGATTGCCGCAGGTCTTAAGTTGAAAACCTCCTGTGCAGCAAGAGTTAATATTTCGTCAGAAACAATACCCGTGCCAAGGGTATTTACAGAAAAGGCTACAGGATTTGCCTTACCAATGGCATAGGAAATAGCCACTTCACATTTCTCAGCAAAATCACACCACACGATATGTTTAGCAATATACCGAGCCATATAAGCACCGCTTCGGTCAACTTTTGTGGGATCTTTCCCGCATAGTGCTCCGCCACCATGTGATGCAAGTCCGCCATAAGTGTCCACCATGATCTTTCTTCCAGTTAAACCTGTATCTGCAGCAGGTCCACCTAATACAAACTGGCCAGATGGATTGATAAGAATTTCTGTTTCATCATCAAAAGGAAAATCCTCAAAACACTGCCATAACACATTATTTAAAATATCGGATTTTAGCTCTTCCTGAGTTTTATTCTTTTTATGCTGAACTGACACTACAATGGTTTTAACTCTCACTGGAACATCATCATCATACTCAATCGTTACCTGTGCTTTTCCATCGGGAAGGATACCTTTAATCAGCTTACCTTTTCTTGCCTCATCTAGTCTCTTTACAATTCGATGAGATAAGACAAGGGGAAGAGGAAGCATTTCTCTAGTTTCTTTAGTGGCATAGCCATACATAGTCCCTTGATCACCAGCACCGATAGAACCATATTGTTCGTTTATACCATTTCGTGCTTCTAGTGCAGTATTCACCCCAGATGCAATATCAGAACTCTGATTGTGTACATATACATAAATTAAAAATTTCAAAGGGTTATAACCTAGTTCTTTAAGCACATTCTTAACAATATTTCTGATATCAATTTTCTCGCTGCAGGAGATCTCGCCCGCCACGATAATTTTTCCTTTAGTAGCCATAACCTCACACGCTACGCGTGATGCTTTATCTTTTCTAAGGCATTCATCCAAAATATTGTCAGCAATAATATCGCACAGTTTATCAGGATGTCCTGCACATACACTTTCTGCTGTTAAATATCTCTTACTCATCTCACATCTCCTTATCATTATTTACCTCTACGGGCAGTCAACAGTCGTTCCATTACATCATCCTGTGGATTTGCACCGGAATACTCTGTCGCACAGTTTTCACGAACGATCTGATATATTTCCATCCAGAGTCTGTTGGTTTGGCTCATAAAATTATGGCTCATGGAAACGTATGGACTTTGGATAGCGTTGCCAGTAGTTGGATGTTTAGCAAGAAAACCAAACTCACTTATTGCTTCCTCACACTGTATCCACCTAGCAGCACTCATGGCATATCTTTCTAATAGCTGTGGTAGAACTAGATGTGCACACCCTCGCTCCTCAAGCCATTTCCACGTAAGCTCATAAATTTCGCTAGCTACTAAGGTTTTACCATCCTTTTGTACTGCTGAAAGCATAGCCCTTGGCTGTAGCATCTCCTGCCCTTGAAGTTCTGCGGTATTTTTAAATTCAATAACTTCCAGTTTTCTTTTTCCGGGATTTCCCTCAGCAATTTTATCTATAAGTGCTTTCTTTTTCTGACCAGATCCAATACGGGCACCACCTCGATTTGTACCATCTTTGGCCATTAACTCACCTCATTTCTTATTAAGGGGGTATTACCCCGTTTGAAACTGCGACTTTTCACACGAAACCCCACGCCCGTTGCACATTTAAATAGCTGTGGAGATATGACTCCCCCTACCGGGTTCCCCAACGGTCTCCATCTCTTGCTGTGATAGCTGAGTGACAAGGAGTACAAAGAGCCATTAGGTTGCTTTCATCGTGTGTCCCACCTCGTGCCAAGGGAAGGATATGGTGCACTTCAGCAGCCGGTGTCAGCTTTCCTTGTCTTTTACACTCTTCACATAGTGGATGGGCTGTAATGTAACGGTCACGTATTCTTTTCCATGCACGACCGTAACGCTTCCTCGTTTCAGGATCTCTCTGATATTTTTCATAACGAGAAGCTTCCTTTTTGGCATGCTCCGGACAAAAGCGTTCATCTGTCAGCTCAGGACAACCAGGAGAAGAACATGGTCGTTTTGGTTTCTTTGGCATTTCGTACCTCCTTTGGACATGCAAAAAGCCCCCGCGGTTTTTCCACGAAGGCTCTCTACAATTTTTCACAATACCATTGTATTATGGATTTCTAATAAAATCGTCCATGATATTACTCATTACTTTCCATAGAGTAGTAGTGCAAGATGCTGAAGCGCTCGATTCTTTTTGTTGTATGCAGAAGAACGTTCAATATTAAAGTGATCACAAATGTTATACACTGCATCAATCTGCTTTTGTTCATCATCCAAATAGAACTCCTTTAACACATACTGCTCATCTTCTGTTAAAGCATCCCACGCCGGTTGAAACCAGTCCATGTATTCCAGTGCTTGACGATAACGTTCTTTCAATACATCAATTTCATTGATGCAAGCAATGAGCCTTTTCTCTCCAGCTTTTGGATCATGGGTCGATGGCATGCCATTTAAAACTGGAGAAGCTGGGGAACTCATTTCTTCGTTGAGGGTTGCAATGTCCTCATCGGTATGTTCTATGATGTACTTCATGCTGCTGTAATCTTTTAGGGCATTAATTGCCGCTGCTCTTTTATCTAAATATTGCCAGACAATGTTCATTTTATCAGACCTCCTTTAGTGTGGCTTTAACCGCATCTATCAGTGCGGATTGAGTATTGTTTTTATCATTTAGGGCTTTCATTACACGTTCATCAATGGTGCCTTTGGAAATCAAGTGATGAATCACTACCGTTTCTTTTTGTCCTTGCCGCCAAAGACGGGCGTTGGTTTGCTGATAAAGCTCTAGGCTCCAAGTTAGACCAAACCATACAAGAGTTGAACCTCCAGCTTGCAAGTTCAGTCCATGTCCTGCTGATGCTGGATGGATGACTGCAATGGGGATTTCTCCATCATTCCACCTCTTAATAGAATCGCTAGTGGATAATACCTCAACCTCAAAGCGCTTTTGTATTCGAGATAAATCATGCTTAAACCAATAAGCAATTAGAACTGGCTTGCCATTAGCGGCTTCGATTAAGTCTTCCAGTGCATCCAGCTTACGGTCATGTATATGAAGGACTGTACCTTGGTCATCATAGACCGCTCCGTTTGCCATCTGCAGGAGTTTTCCCGAAAGAGCTGCTGCATTGGCTGCAGTAATTTCCTCACCTTTAACCGTTGTAATTAAATCCCGCTTCATAGTGTCGAGGGTTTTCATTTCTTTTTCAGAAAGCTTTACATCCACTTCGTTTATAACCAGCTCCGGCAGCTTCAGGTAGTCTGTCCCTTTCATGCTAATAGTGATGTCAGATATTAGCCTATAAATTGCTTCTTCTGCTCCCGGTTTTGGCTTGTAGGAGAAGATCACTTGTTGATTACGTTTATCTGGTACAAAATAATCCTCTCGATATCTGCCAATAAACCTACCTAATCGCTGTCCCATATCTAATAAGCGATACTGTGCCCACAAATCCATCAATCCATTGGAGGATGGGGTTCCAGTAAGTCCTACTATCCTATTTACCTTTGGCCTAACTTTCATTAAACTTTTAAATCTCTTGGCTTGATGAGATTTAAAAGAGGACAGCTCATCAATTACCACCATATCAAAATCAAAGGGAATTCCACTTCTTGAAATTAGCCATTCCACATTTTCTCGATTGATAATGTAGACTTGAGCTCTTTTCATAAGGGCTGTTTTTCTCTGAACCTCCGAACCAACTGCTACGGTGTATTTAAGCCCCTTTAGGTGATCCCACTTTTCAATCTCTGCAGGCCATGTATCTCTCGCTACTCGAAGTGGTGCAATAACCAGAACCTTACGAACGAGAAAACTATTGTATTTGTCAACTGAAAAGTGTACCATATAATAATCGAAAACTGTACCACTTGGTAATGTAAACTAATTGGTTTCTTCTAACCATTCCCTAGTTTCTTTAATCCTATAAGAATCACCATTCATATT